TCGAGCGCGGCGATCTTCGTTCGCGCCGCATCAAGATCGGACTGCGCCTGGGTCAGCGCTGCCAGCGTTTGGCTGTTGATTGCTTCAGCTACCGCCTGCAGGGAGAAGCCCAGAGCCTCGGCCTGCGCAGGCGTCAGCGGCCCGCTCAGCGCCAGCGAGGGGTTGCCAAACGCATCGGTTCCGGCATCGCCCAGCACGACATGATAGGCAGGCGGCTGGCCATCGGGCCGCCCGCGATAAAGAAACTCTTCGAGATAAAGCGCCATTTCAATGGACCTTCCAGTTCGTGCCGTCGCTAATGACGGCGACCTTGTTGGAGCCACCACTCGCGACGGTGGCGTTGAATGTGGTGGTGTTGGAGTCGGTCACATAGGCCATCGCGCCAGCGCCCGCCGTGGCAGCGGCCGGCAACGTGCCGACTGTATAGGACGCCAGCTTGAGCGGGCCCGGCAGTTCCAAATTTGCAGTTGCACTAGACCGAAAGGTCAAAATGTTCGTTCCAGCGACCATCTGGAAGTCCGCCTTCACCGCACCAGCAGAGGCCGACGCCACCTGCGCCGAGAGATAGGCCGCATTCTGGTAAGCTGAACCGTCCCATCCCCGGAACATAAATGCGCCCAACTGGTCACCGACCTGCACGATCGACGACCCGCGCTTTTTGAGGACCATCATAAAGCCGCCGAACGCATCGTTGGCGGTGTTCTCAACCTGATTTTGAGGCTGGAACGCCGACGCACTCGATGACGTGATGCTGCCGCTGGTCGAAAGCGTCCCCACGTTCGACATATTGCCGCTGTCGTCCACGGTGATCGCCGAGCCCTGCGCCGTCACGCCGCCCGTGCCATCAGCGCGCAGCAGACGATTGTCGGTCGAGCCAAGGGCGCCGGTGAGTATTGTCCCGTCGGCATCCGGCATGGTGAGCGTCCGATCCGCGGTCAGCGAATCCGCCGCCTTGAGCCGCACGCGGCTGGTGCCGTTGGTGGTTTTCTCGAAGAAGTCCTGATAGGTCGCCGACACGCTGTCGGCCACGTAGAACACCAGGCTCGAGAGCGTTGACCAGATCTTGCGCGCCGTCTGCAGGAATTCCGGCCCGTCGAAGGTGATGCGGATTTCGTAGGCCGATCCGCTGAGCGTCGTGCCCGGCCAGTTCTCGGCGAGCACCAGATTCGTGTCGTCCGTGACTGAGGCCACTCGCACCGAATAGCCCGCGCGGCAAAAAACGTCGTCCGCTTTGACGGTCGAAAGCCAGCTCGTGCCGCTGCCGGTGACGGCGGTCGATCCGTTGCTCACCGACACGGTGCCGGTGGAATAATACTTGTTGAGAGCCATTCTATTGTTCCGATCTAGCCTTGGCGGCGTTCGGTGACCGTTGCATAATCATCGGCAACGGGGACTGACATGAGCAAAACGTGCACTGTTGAGGGCTGCACTGGTTCTGTACGCGGACACGGAATGTGCTCGACGCACTACAAGCGCTGGTATCGCTACGGTGACCCGCTATTTCGCAAAAAGGCAGCAAATGGCGAAGGCCGCAAATGGATCGTCGCTCGCGTTCAGCATTCAGACGACGACTGCCTGATCTGGCCATACGGAAGAACCAAGGCCGGGTATCCATTGATTGGCAGAGACGTCTATGCGCATCGGCTAATGTGCGAACTTGTTCATGGGCCGTCACCGGGGCCGAAGCACGTTGTGGCCCACTCTTGCGGAAATGGGCATCTTGGGTGCGTCAACCCTCGTCACCTTCGATGGGCAACTCAACAAGAAAACCTATCGGACATGCTCTTGCATGGCACGTCCATCGTCGGCGTCGAGCGTCACAACGCGAAGCTGACCGAGCCTATGGTTCGTGAAATTCGAGCGCTTCGCGGTAAACTGCCTCAGACCGAGATCGCACGGCGATATGGGATCGCCTGTGGCCACGTGTGTCGTATTCAGCAGCGCAAGGTGTGGGCTTGGCTTCCATAGTCTTGGGGAGTGCCATGAACTAGCTCCGCCGCCCGAAGCGGCCCTTGATGTCGACGGAATAGACCGACGTGTAGACGGTGGTGTCCGACCGGGCGCAGGGGCTCGCGCCGCCGCGCTCGTAGTCGTTGAAGGTAGCCGCGATGAACCCGCCGGCCGGCGCGGTGTAGCCATAAGACTTGCTGTCGCGCTTATAGACGGCGATGCCCTGCGTCGTGTTGTAGAGCGCGTTTCCACCGTCGTTATAGTTGATGCCGTCGGTGCGGCTGAAACCCTTTACGCCATTGGTGTTGCCGGTATATCCGCCCGTGGCCGGGCCGACCGATTGCTCAGCCTCCATCACCAGGTTGCCGCCGCTGATGTAGATGTGCATGGCCCGCGCCATGCCGAGTTCGGCTTCCATCAGCGCCGACATTGCACCCGAGATCGGCATCCACTGGTTTTCGACCGGCAGGACCGCGAGCGTGCGACCTTGCCAGGTGTTGGCCGGCGCCGTGGTGCGGCTGATCTTGGCCCAGCCCATGAAGAAGTCGACGCCGCTCGGCGCCGCCATCAACGTCGAAACGTTGGAGTATTCTTGCGGCACGGCGGTGATCATCACTGCGCAGCTTTCGCCGTGCTGGTATTTCGACGGGCTCGACAGTGGCTGCAGCCGGTTACTCGTCGTCCAGATGTAAAGCTCGTCCTTGGTGAAGTCGGGGAAGGTCAGCGTCTGCGCCGAAAAGGTGTACTCGGTCGGCAGCAGCGTAATCAGCTTGCCGGCCGTCGTCTGCACGGTCCGGCTGCCGTTGATGAACTCCATCTTGGAGGTCGCCACATCAATCTGAAACCCCTTCGCCATCAGGGCGCCTGCACGAGGATCTGGGTCGGCGCCGAGGCCGAGCCGCTGTAGTTCATCGCCGAGCCATAGCTGCCGGTGTAGGTCGCGGCGCCATTGCCATAGCCGACGACGATGCGGCTCTTGAGCGTGTTCGGCACTGGCTCGAACGTCGTTCCGTCAGGAAAGAAGAACTTCGGCGCGCCGCCGTCCAGGTCGATGGTCTTGCCGTAGGCAATGCCGTAGGGCGATCCGCCGGAAACCACCTGCAGATAGTTGCGGTCGGTCGAGAACCGATCCTTGGCCATCTTGGTGATGCCCGTCGCCGGATCGAACTTGAACAGGTCATTGCCGCTCGCCGTGCGCGGCTGGCGCAGAATGATGACGCGATAGTCGAGCGTCACCGATGAGAGCGTCGAACCCGAGACCGACGCCCAGGTTTTGATCCGCGCTTCTGTCGTCGTCAGATAGAGGCTGGCATAGCGGCCACGGCCGGTTCCGGTGAGTTGCACCGGCATACCGGGATCGAGGACGTTGCCACTCACCACCACCAGGGCATCGGGCACGTAGCCGAGGCTATGGGTGACTGCCAGCTGATCGTCGCTGCCGGCGTTGTAGCGCACCACTGCGGCGTTCTCGGCGGAGGCGGAGCCCACCCCATCGGAACTGCTGAGGCCATCGCTGGTCGAGCCGCCGACAGACGCATGCGTGATGCTGACCGTCGTGTCGGACACGACCTCGGCAATGTCGAGGTCGCTGTGAAAGTAGATGCTGCTCAGCCAGCTTGACGGGCTGTTCGCCGGCCGGTTGCATTGCGACGTGATGTCGAAGATGTCGCCGCCGCCAGAGGCCTCATCGAACATCGCGACCTTGCCGGACGCGGGGAAGAAGCGAAGCGCCTTGCTCACTGTTTACACCGTGATCGAAAAGGCGCCGGTGATCATGTTCAATTGCACCACGCCGTTGGTCGAGCCGAAGATGCCCGTGCCGCTGATCGCCGCGATTGCCGTTCCATCGGCGGTGTAGAACACTGTCTGACTGGCAAGCAGCCCGATCCGGCTCGACCCGTCGCTTTTGGCCTCAAGGTAGAATCCAGCCATCGAAGGGAACCCCGACGAGGTGTCGACGCGCGCCTGAATGCCGTACCGTGCCCAGCCCCCGCCCGGCGACGCCATCGCTGTCATGCGGGTGAGCAGGCCCGCCGAGATATCCCCACTCGCCGCATTGACCGCCGTGATGGCATCGGCGAGCGCAGTGCCGCTGGCGCCAAGCGCGACAAGGATCGCCTGCGTATAGCCCGCGCTCACCGTCGCGTCGCCCAGCGCGATCTGCTGCAGCGAATAGCGCCGGTCGTCCCAGTTCGAGGCGTCCTGGTCGGCGCCCAGCGCGGTCGCCAGCTGCACCTGCTCGGTGAGGTTGCGGATTTGCACCGACGCCCACGATTTGAATGCCTGCAGCTCGGCCGAGAGATCGGCGAGCGCCGTGCGGATGTCCGCCGTCGTCACCGACACCCAGCTCGACCAGGTGCCATCCTGCCCCGAGAACGGGATGAACTGCCCGCGCACCTCGTAGGTCGTCGCCGGCAGGATGCCCGCCCAGCTGATGCGGCGCGTCACCGGGTCGGCGTCCGCCGGGTCATAGGCCTGCTCGCCGCTGTCCCAGATCGTGTTCTTGCTGCCCCAGCCCTCGCGGATCTGGATGCGCAGTCCGCGGATGTTCGACAGCCCGCCCGCGAACTGCACGTTGATAGCAAGCCGCCGCGACGTGCTGCCGCTGTCGGTGTAGGTGGTCGCCGATGCCGTCCAGCCCGTCATCGGCACCGCTGCCGGCAGGATCGGTGTCAGGGGCGCGAAGGTCAGCGCCTGTTCGTCCGTCCCTGCCGTCCAGTCATGGTCGGTGGAATCGATTTCCTGCAGGCCGAAGATGGCGTTGCCATTGGCCGCAATCGTCGTCGCCGTGACGAGGAAGGCCTTGCTGGAGTAGCCGTTGCGGGTCGAGGTCCAGGCCAGCACGTCGCCGGGCCGGTAGGTGCCCCATTTCGGGGTGAGCGTGTGGGCATGGCGCGCGAAGCGCCGCGCGTCCAGCACCTGCGCCTTGACGACGCGCTGCGCCTGCGTGCCCGATGGCACCGCGCGCAGATTGAGGTCGACGAGGTTGCGCCGGCCATCGTCGGCGGTTTCCAGCGTCGAGGAATAGTAGGCGATCTGTTTGTCGCCATAGGCCTGCGTCGGCTCGCTATATTGCGCCGTCGCGCCATTGATCACGTCGTCGATCGCCGGGAACGGCTCGAGCGTCTGGCTGTCGTCGATGACGATATCGGAATCGGTGAAGGTCGCGACCGCCGCGCCCGGATCGCCAACGATCATCGAGTAGATGCCCGCGACATCGGCCATGCGGGCATTGCAGCAGGTCAGCAGCTCATTGATGACGTCGAGCGGGGTTTCGCTGACCGAAATTTCACGGCCGACGCGGAAGCGGGCTTCGCTGCCGCCGCCGGCCAGTGACACCGTCGCATTGCAGGCGTTGATCGCCGCCGCCCATGTCGCATAGGGCAACCGATAGGCCACGGCGCTCGCATTGATCGAGCCGTCGGCGTTGCGCAGGAACCGCCCGCCCCACACCCAGTTCGAGCCGTAGTAGATCCCAAGCAGGATGTTGTAGATGATGACGGCCGGGTTGTCGGAAAACGCCCAGGTCGAGGGCGTTGCCAGCCGCTGCGAGCCCGAGCCGCCGACGGTCGAGTCCTTGGTCGGGTCATAGAGCGGGATGCCCTGATAGGCGAAGACGTATTGCGGGTAGCCGTTCCACACCTTGCGGTCGACGAGCGCGGTCATGCGCATGTAGGGCACGCCGCGCCCGATCATGCTGTTGTCCCACGGATAGTTCGGATCGGAGCCGAAATTCGTCGTCAGGAAGCTGTCGGCGGTTGTTTGGGTGCCGTCGTAGAACTCCCACCAGAGCCGATCCGACGAGCCGTTCTTGCGCTCGGTCACCGGATAGCCGCGCGCCACGTGCCCGCTGGCCGATTTCGTCAGCGCCTGGCCGTTCTCATAGATGCCGGTGCAGGCGACGCCCGGCAGATCGCCCAGCGAAATCACTTGCACCAGATTGGCGTTCGGCGTGTCGCCCGAGGTGCCGTAGGAATTGGCATAGTCGAGCTTGCCGCCCGTGCCGCCCGATCCGACAAGGAAGCTCAGCGGCACATCGCCGCCGGTCTGCATCGCCGTGCCGGCGGCCTTCTGCTTCTCCTGCTTGGGCGCGAACGCCGACGAGATCAGTTGCCCGGCAAAGCTCAGCACCAGGCCGATGACGATGTTGAGAAGGATCGCTTCCATCAGCGCGCCTCACCCCACCAGACCTTGATGCCCCCGGCCGAGTCCGCCCATTTGCGGAAGCGGTCACCCGAGCGCAGCTTCTGCGTCTCGTCGGACTTCTTGGCCGTGTTCGAACGGGTCAGGTCCGCCGTGCACGACACCATCTTGAGCGTGATCGCGCCCTCGCCGCCATCGGCCGGCGTCTCGATCGGCGCGCCGTCGACATAGCCCAACCAATAGGGCAGCGGATTGGCGACAAGCGCCCCGGTCGAGGCGTCCAGAATGCCGATGTGGAACTCGACTTGCGCGTGCCGGATGTCATTGCCGCGCACCATGTCCTGCACGGTCGCGTGGATTTGGCTCAGCTTGACCGAGATGTCCCGCACCTCGAGCCCGAGCGAATAGATCACCGGGTCGACGTCAACGATGGCGCCGTCTCCGACATAGCTCCGGCTCTCGCTGCCGCCGTCGATGGCCGAGGTCACGGTCACGGTGACGTTGCCCAGCCCTTTCCAATAGCCGAACGTCTTGGCGCTGCCGCCGCTGTCCTTGCCGCGGATGTAGATGAAGAGGCGCCGCGCGTGCGCCCCGGTTGTGAGCGCCGCCAGCGTCGTGCTGTCGTAAACGGTCATTTGGCGGAGGTTTGCTCGGCGGTGAAGGCGACGGTCGAATAGAGACCGTTGATCGTCTGGATGTGGGCGGAACCCAGCGTCACCCGGAACTTGGCCGCAGGCTTCTTGACGGTGACAGCCTCGCCGCCGGTGATGAGGTCAGGCAATGGCGGCGTAACGCTCACCGCGGAGATCGCCCCGCCGCTTGCCGTCTTGGCCTCGCAGAACATGCCAAGGTAATAGCGCGAGGTGTCGTAGATGATCTGGAACAGGTCGCCGACCGAAATGCCGTAGGTGCTCGGGAACCCGGTGAACGCAAGGGTATTGCGGTCGGTGATTGTCCCAACCACAGGCGTCGATGACCCGAAGATGGAGCCGTCAGGGTCGAGCGCCGGGTATTGGGCCGAACGGTTTGCGCCGAGAAAGGTTTGCAGCCCCCCACGCCGAGAGTTGATCAGCGCGATATGCTTCTGCGCCGTCGCGTGCAGGTACGGGATGGATGTTCCTTCCAGCCGCCAGGACGCGGCGGCAAGATCGGCGACGAGCAATTCGCCGCCGGCCCGGCTGGTCTCCTGATGGAAGTCGAGATTGAAGGCGAGGTCTTCAAAGTCGATGCCATCGAAGAACTGCGCCAGTGTGAGATTGGTGCCGAGAGCCATTAGAGGGTTGCCCTATGGGGATGGCGCTGAGCCCGCTGCAGCTTGGGCGCCAGGCTCCGAGACGCCCATGTGTCGAGATCGGGGATGTCAGCCTTGCCGACGCCGTGGAAATTGATCGTGATGTTTCCGCCGTTGCCGTTCGCTGCGGCGACGCCGAGCTTGCCATCTGGGCCGCGACGCAGCGGCATGATCGCCTCATCCCCGGCCTCGCCCATGAGCCCCACGCCCTTGGCAAACGGGAAAATGGTGGGCTGGCTGACGATGGTGTTGGAGTAGGCGGACAGGCCTGGGGCGCCAGAGAACACCCCGCCATTCGCATAGAGCCCATAGGAGCCGAAGCCCGTTCCAACGAAGCTAGACCCGCCGCCCGGCATAAAGGCCGAGGTCAGCGCCTTGAGCCCCATGTTGAGCAGCGCATTGAACCCCGAATTGGCAAGGTTCTCGCCGAAGGCCCCGAGCTTCTGGCCGAGCGCGTCGAGCAGATTGTTGACGACGTTGCCGCCCTTGGTGAACGCCTGGATGATAGTCGTGCCGAGGTTCGAGAATGCGCTGGTCGCGGCCTCAACCCATGCGTTGGTCTTCTCGGCTACCTTATCGAGCCCAAGCGATAGAGGCCCGCCAAGCGCTTTGCCCAGCCCCTTGGCGCTGTCCTCGGCTTGCTGATTGGCAAGCACGATGGCGCGTGCGCGGTCGCCAATTGCCGCAAGATAATTGGTCCCATAGGCAGCCGACGCATCTGCCCCGATGATCCCGCCGACCTTGCTGGCGGCCCCGGCAAATGGATTCTCCACGCCCCCGCCGAAGTCGACCTTGCCGATTGTCCCGATCTGAACCCCGATGGCACCAAGAGCATCCTGGATCGGCTTGATCAGATTGTCGTTGATCAGGTTGATGCTCGAATTGATCATCCCCTGCACGCCGGAAATCACGTTGTTGACCGACTGCAGAACGATGTCACCCATTGCGGCAGGGAGAAGCGCCCACGTGTCGCGGATCGCCGTGTAGCCAAAGACGAACGTGCCGATGGTGTTATTCATGCCCTGCGCGATCATCGGCGATACGTAGTTCCACCATCCGCCAAGGGTATCGATGACGGGCTGGAATGCCTTGACGATCGCTTCGCTGACCAACTGCCAACTGGCGACGACAACATCCGTCCAGCCGACCTGCACTTTCTGGTTGCGATTGATCTCCGTCGTCATGGCGCCGATGCCAACGGCGAGGGCCGCGGCGATCGCAATAGCGGGCCCGAAAGCTCGGGCCATGCTCAGGGCAGCGTTCCCAACGTTGCGCAGCCCCATCTGAGTGATCTGGCTTCCTTGCTGCAGCAACACCATCGCGGGATTCATACCGGAGGCCAAAGAAACGACCACGTCGTTCAACTGGAATGCGAGCATCCGGCTATCATTGGCAACCATCCTTGCCGCAGCAGCCTCCGCTTGAAGGGCGGCTGCGTGTAGCCGAGCGGCAGCGGTAGCGGCGGAAGTCCCTGATGCCTCAATCTTGGCCGCAGACCCAAGGCGAATAGCCGCTCCTTCAGCCTGGGCAGACGCAGCGGCCATCTTCTCAAGGGCCGGCGTCGCCTGCATTACGCTTGAGCTATCAACCTTTAGGCCGAGTTCGGCGACGGTCATTTGCCTCTCCGCGTAGTCTGCAATAGGGTCGCCTCCTTTTCAGGAGGTCCGAATGCGACTGCTTTTTGTGGGGATAGTTCTGCTGTCGTCGCCTGCCGTTGCGGCAGGTGACATGGCAAAAGCGATGATGGACGCCGTTTTCGGCCAGATGGCCGCGGCCTATATGTGCCGCGACGTGATGGGCGGGCTATCGTCCTACCAAGCAGCCGAAACCATAGCGACGCAGAAGCTCACTCTCGTCGGCGCGACCTATGACGAGTCCGTGCTGATGGTCGACAAGATGGCGAAGAAGTTCGAAAGCGACCCGCGCGCCGCCCTCCCGAATATAGCGGAATATCAGACTGCGTGCCTGCAAATGCTCAACGAAGGAAGCCGGCAGATCGATGTCATCACCGCCAAGGTCAGGACCGGCCAGTAAACATCGCCTTGAACAGCCCCGGCGTCATCACCCGAGCGGGCTCCGGCTTTGCGGCCGGCGCCATCGGCACATCTTCGCCGCCGCCGAACACCGCCTTGAGCATTGCAACCCGCCCCCTCATGCCGACCTGGATAGCATTCACATCGGCGGATAGCGCCTGTTCCTCTGACCAGCCGAGCCAGCCAAGCGCGAACTCGGCCAATTCGTCATAGAACTCGGTCAGAGGGATCGGCGCTACTGAGGGTCCGCCGGCTTCTGTTCCTCGCTCACGGGCCGGCCACCGTTCGCCAGCACGGCGAGATATTCCGTCACCGGGGCGACGAGATCGGACAGGCCATTCTGGTAGACCTTTTCCGCCAAGGACTCGGCGTCCTTCGGCGGCGTGCCGGTGCCGAGCGCGATCACGTTGACGATGACATCAAGCTCGAACTTGCCAACGGACTGGATGGCTCCGAGAATGCCTCCGGCCTGCCGGGAAATCGTTTGCGCGGCCTTGAGGTTGGGGCGAAGTGTCATCGCCTCGCCGTTGATCGTGATAGCGACGTTGCCAGCGCCGAGCGTTGCGTTGCTCATGCCCACTCCTACTTGATGGCGTCGACCGGGACGACGTTGCTGTTGATCTCGATCACGCTCTCAAGCTGGCGAACGGTATTCGCGCCGCCGCCTGCGTCCTTGGCCTGCATGACGAGCCCGACGAAGTAGGACTGCGAGCCAGCCGGGACGGTCGTGCCGGTATGGACGCCGGACTGGGTGCCGGACGTGTTGATGACGGCGCCACCAGAGGTCGCCGAGATCTTGAAACTGTCGGCATCGACAACGGCCTGCACATAGTAGGTCGTGTCGGCAGTGATCCCGGTCGGCAGCGCGCCGGTCGTGGTGAACTTCACTGCGTCGCCAACGGAAAGGCCGTGCGCCGTCCACGATACAACGCCAGGGCTGGCAATCGTCACGGTGACGGTCGCCGTCGTCACGATCGGGGCATCGTCCCAGATGATCTTGAACGGGTAGTTATTCTTGGTCTGCGCCGCGGCGACGAGCGCGTCCTGCCCGGCATCCGAGGTGTCGACGGCGAAATTGTTGGCCATCGACCCGGCGTTCTTGGTGCCCTTCTGTTTCACGTCGCGGCCCTGGCCGATGAGCTGGGTCGTGATCAGCGCGGCCACATCGCCGAAGGAACCGCACTGGGTCCACTTCTTGATTTCGGTCCACGAGACGGCGGCAAAGTCGGTCAGAGCGAGATCAGCAGTCGGAGCCGCCATAGCGCCGCCGATGTAGATTTTCGCGCCACCGACCGCAAAGAGGTCAGACATGGGGTGGTCCTTTCATGGTTTCAGACGTAGCTGCGCCAGCTAATGCTGACGATCACTTCCCACCTGCTGCCGTCGGCGCTCTTGGCCGACACCGCGTTTGGAGGGTCGTAGATGCGAACCGTGCCGCCCGTGAAGCCGAGCGCCGTTCCGATCCTGAATTGGGCCGCGACCTGTCCGCCAATCTCGAGCAGGGCCAATTCGCCTTCATCGAGCGGGCCGGAAATCGTGACCTGATAGATGCCCTGTTGCATGACCGGGCCATCGTTGGCGAGCACGATGCGGACAGGCGTGTTGAGCAGGTTGGCCACGCGCACATAGGTCGTGGCCGGCGGGGTGAACTTGACGTTTGGCCATGCGATCGGCTGGCTGAGACCGAGCGCGATGAGCCGATCGGCGAGGGTCTTGCTGATGAGCGGATCAACTGTCGTGTAGGCCATTAGTTCGCCTGTACCCGCGCCTGCGCTTCGCTGCTGACCTCGGCGACGATCTGCGGCCAATTCTGCGCGGACAGCCGGACAAAGCCGGTCGGCGCCTGTTTGGAATGCCCATATTCGAGCGCCACGGCATAGGCCGCGGTGTAGCCGACATAGATGGTCTCGCCGATCTCGGCACCCGCAATGATCAGCACAATGGCCGACCCGTCATAGGAATAGGCGCGGCCCTCCTGCCCTTTGAATTCCGGCATGATCGATGGCATTTCAGAGGTCGAAACGCGGATCGACGCGCGGGCAAAGCCGGTATCGACGGGGACGCGCATCTGCATCTGTTCAATGATGCGTTGCGTGCTCTCGCGAAAGACGGCGGCCATGCGCTGCTCGGTCTGGCGCACCCAGTCGCTCACGGCGCTTGAAAACGTCAGATTGGACACGGTGCTCATTTCAGCCCCGCGAGGAAATCGACCTTGTGCTGCAGCCAGCACCGGCAATTGATCCGTTCCGCGCCGGCGGCATCAGGATCGCCGGGGAAGCGCAGCCGGGCGCCGGAGGATGAGACGAAGAACCCATCAAGCGGAACTGCCTGCCCATCAAGCAGGGCATGTGTCGTGCGCGTCCGCTCGTCATGGGTCGCATGCCACACCTTGGTAATGTTCTTGGCGTCGAGCTTTCCGGCCGCGACCGCCTGGCGCATAGCCTCGTTCGAGCCGCTGTTGAGCGCGGTCAGACTTTCCGTCCGGGCAATGGCCTCGCCCCGGTATCGCAGCGCGCGGTTCTGGTAGGCCGTGACGATGGAGGCGATCTTGCTGGCCGGGAGCGGTTTGCCGTCGGCAATGGCCTTGGCAACCGTCCGGTCGAAACGCTTGTCGCGCAGCGCGCGGGTCAGCGCGTTCGGATCAAGCGCCTCAAGTTCGGCGGCATAGGCGCGCACCCATTCGGCCTGGGTAGAGGTCAGGCCGATGATGCCCCCCGTCCGGTCGCCGGTCGCAGAATTGACGCGGCCGATGATGTCGAGCGCGGTCGTGCGCGGGTTCTGGCCCTTGCTCATGCCGGCCGCCAACTGGTCGCGAATGGCCTGCTTCTGGTCATCGACGATCTGCGTCACGAGATCGCTGGAATGGTCGCGCAGCCATTGTTCCGCGACGGGATTGCGTACATCGAAGCGGATGAGGACGCGATGCCCGTCCGGCCCCTTGATCGTGGGCAGGCTCTCCACCGCCGCCAGCCCACCGCCATTGTAGGCGTCGCGCACCGCGTCCAGCATCGGATTGAAGGCCGATGCCTCGATCTCGATGGCATTGACTGCGCCGTCGATGTCGCCCTTTTCCAGCCGGTCGGCGATCATGCTCAGCGTGAGGTTCGACTTGATCTCGGCGATCGCACTCAGGAAGGCCACGCGAATGGCTTCGCTGAAAGCATCGAGCAGCGCCGCGACGCGTTCGGCCGGGGACAGGCGCTTCAGCATTAGGCTGCCCTCCCCTGCAGTTCCCACACGGCAATGGCTGGATCGGTCGAGACGCGGATCACGCGATAGGTCGCGCCGCGGATCGTCACCAGATCATCAGGCTTTGGCGTCACGCTGAGCGAGGTCGCGAGGATGAGGATCTTGCGGTCGTTCACCTGCACCAGCCCGGTCGCGAAGTCATAGGCCGAGTATTCGTCGACAATGCCCTTGCAAGCGTAATCGGTTGAGGTGGTCGACCCGCTTGACGGATCGTAGGCATTCCCGCCCGTGGTCGACTTTTGCGTCAGCGTGGCCGCATAGAACAGCCCGGCGAAAGCGTTGCCGACAGTTGCTGCGATACCGCCACTGAGAAGGCCAGCCATCAGCCGCGCGCCGCCCGGCCGCTGAAAGGCTGTGCCGGCGTCAATAGTCGGCTGAGCACCTGGTCGATGATGAGATAGACCGTCGTGTGCGGTGCGCCGGTCTCATATTCGATCTGCACCGAGCCGGCCTTGATCGAATGGATGGCATTGCCACGGTCTAGGTCGGGGGCCATCGCGCCAGGGCTCGCCAGTTCGCGGACGGCGGCCTCGCAAACGGCGTTCTTGATCTCGACGGGAATCGTCGTTGCGGCGATCTGATCGTATTCATAAAGGCCGTAGCCGTACCCGTAGCCATAGCCGTGCCCGCCAAGGGTGCCGAATGGCATGTCGCCGGCCTGCGGCGTGTAGTAATAGGCGCCCGTGCGCGGCCATTCGAGGGCCTGGTTGCTGCGGTTGCTGCGATAGCCGACGAAGCGGGTGCGGTAACGGTTGTCGATGGCGGCACTGGCACGGCGCAGCGCGGTTTCGCACGCGGTCGCGTCCGTCGTCGGGAACGACAGACCGCGCGCCGTGGCATAGGCGGCACAGGTTGCGACCGAGACATAAGCCTCAGCCGTTCCCATGCCGGTTCCGTCCTCGACAACCAGCGTCATGGCTTAGGCCTGCTCGCTGGCGCGCTTCGCCACTTCGGCAGCGATGATCTCGCTTGCTTTGTCGGCGGTGATTTCGTCATCGCCGCCAACGATTTCGCGGGCGAGCGCGACGCGGCGCTTCCAATGCAGATCGGCCCAGTCAGCCGGGATGGCCACGGGATCGTGCGGAGCGTCGTACAGCTCCATCGTTTCCGGGTTGAAGTTCTCTTCCTCGATCTCGACGAAATCGCCCTGCGAGGCTTTGTCGGTGGACTTGATGCGCAGGATGGGCATGGTGCTTCCTCAGTTCTGCTGAATATCGGCGGAAATGGTCCAGGTTTTGGCGCCCTGCGGCGTGAGCGCGCCGCGCGCCTCGCGCAACGCCCAGATCGATTTTTGGCCGGTCACCGAGCCAGCCGTGCCGCTGTTGGCGATGATGTCGCCGCTGGCATAGGCGGTGACGCCCGACGGCGTGGTGAAATTGCCGCTCACTTCGGCAACGAACTGGGTCACGTCCATGATGCGATCCTTTCTGGTCTTGGTGACGGGGCCAGCGAACCGGCCCCGCTGCGAAGATCAGGCTTAGCCAAGCAGCAGCGCCATGTGCTCCGGCTTGATGGCGGCGACGCCCCAAGCCAGCGACACTTCGTACTGAAGCTGACGGTACTGCGGGTAAGTCGCGACCTCGAACGACAGGCCCGAAACCGGGTCGGTCACGATGATGCGGTCGCGGGCCAGATCGCCGCCCGGCGGGATGGCCGGGATGCGGGTAGCGAGCGCCAGGGCGTTGCGCGAGAACGCCATGTTGCGAGCCGCCGCAGCGATGACGGTGATCGCCTTGGTAGCCGCCGACATGGCGACGCGAATGCCCGGAGCGGCGATGGTCAGGGTGCCGCCGTTGGACACATCGGCATCGCCGGAAACGACCACATACTTGTTGGTGTCGCCAGCAAACGTGATCACGTCACCCGCAACCAGCGTGCCGGTGCCGGCAGAGGCCAGGGTGAACGTGGTCGCGCCGACGGCGTAGCCAGCATTGTCCGTGGTCGCCCCCGAGGCGGTGCCAGCGGTCGAGGTCTTGATCTGCGCGCTTTCGCGAATGGCAAAGCCATGCACGTCGAGCAGAACGCCGCGGCGAAGCAGATCGGTGTCCGCCGCTTCGTTGACCTTGGTGAGCTGGGTCAGCGTGCGCATCTTGGCGCCGGCAGTGGTGTTGATCACCAACTGCAGGTCGGTCGTCGGCGCGCCATTGTCGACAAGGATTTTGCGCATGTTGGCGGTGTCGCTGAGATCGGACGCGAACGGCGTAGTGCCGGCCGTGCCGTAGGCGCGCGAGGCGCTGGCATGGAGGGCCGCGAGATCCGCTTCCGCTTCATTGACCAGCGTGCGCATGGCCTGCGTGAACTGGTCGCGCAAGATCACGTTATAGCTGGCGCCGTTATTGTCGAGGCCGAGTTTTTCTTCGCCGTTCCAGCGGATCGGAACGCGGCGAGCCTTGCTGATGCTCATCGAGACCGAGCCGATGGTCTGGTCGCCGTCATCGGGCGGCGTCACGCCGGGGGTAATGTCCGAGGCGGTGGAGGCCGGCGCAACCGGGCTGCGAACGGTCTGGCCTTTGGCCGCGCGCTCGTAGGTCATGTCGGTGGTGACGGCGGGGATGAGCCCGACCAACTCGCGCGACACTTTGTCGAGCGCATTGTAGATGGTCGGGACCAAATTCGTGATGGTGTTGCTCACGAGATAGTCCTTTCGGTGTCATGGGGGTTTGGATCGCTTGGGCCATCCAGCCCGGACACCGGCACCCATCCAGGCGCGCGGCACGTCAGTCGCTCGGAACGCCGCTCTTGGCGGCACACCGTTAGTCGGTGAGGGCGGTGCCCTCTTTGATCGCCTGCGCCTGCTGCACGGGGTTCAACTGGTCGAATTGACCGCGCGTCATGCTCTTGCCGCCGGCCTTGCCCGAGCCGGGCTTGGCGCCGGAGCCATTCTGATTGACGCCGCGCAGGATGGAATTCTTGTCGGGGTGGCGGTCGATCAGGATTTCGAGCGCTTCGTCAAAGCTGGCGAGTTCGCCCGGATTGGAGCGGCTGTAGATCGGCTGTCCGTCGGCCTTGGCGACGATCTTGCCATTCTCGACGCCGAACGCATTGCCGAACTTCGCCTGCACGAAATCGGCTGGAATGGCGAGCCTGTCGGCTATGACCTTGGAACGGGCGAAGGCGTTGCCAATTTTCTCGCTGTGCAGCGCGGAGCGGAGACTATCGCGCTCCTCGATGACCGGCTTGAATTCGTCGCGCACCTGTTGGCGCACCTTGTCGACTTCGCCGGCATCGATCAGCTTCTTGGCGTCGAGTTTGCTGATCTTGTCCAGCGCTTCGCGCGCCGCGGCCGCATCAAGGCCCTCGAACGTCTTGAGGCGGGATTCGGCGGCCTCCTTGCCTTCACGGTGGCCCTTGGCCTCGCCATTGAGGCGCGAGATCGTGGCGATTGTGCCAGCCGCGTCGAAGGCGACCTCCTTGCCATCATCGGCGATATAGACAGGCTTGTCGTCCTGCACGACCACATGGCCGGCAGCATCGAGTTTGAGTTTCACGGTTGGTCCTTTGGGCATCCGCCCGGTTATGGGTCATCCGACCCGATGCGCCGTTGCGCTTCCGCGCTCGGGCAAAGCTAGTTGATGGTCGCCACGACCTTTGGCCGCGTGCTGGGCTCCACAGGCTCGCCCGTCACCGGGTCGATGGCTTCCTCTGGTTCGAGGCCCTGCTGTTCCTCGGCCAGTTGTTCTTCCTCGGTCTCAGGGTCGAATTCATCGCTGAGAATGCCCCGGCGCTTGAATTCCATCTGCACCGTTTTCTTGGACAGCACGCCCTGGCCCTGCGCCTTGAGCAGCGTGTCGGGCTGGCCGGAATCGTCCATGTCGATGGAGAAGTCTGTATGGATGATCACGCGGGTTTGCGTCTCGTCCTTGAGCCACATGCCGGTGATCTCGAAGCACTGTTCCAGCGCATCTTGGAACATGATCGCCCACGCTTGCACGGCGGACGAGGCTTTACGTGAAACATTGGCCGTCGTGACCACGGTCAGGTTGGCCTCAGTCAGCGGCTGCATGCCGAGGTCGCGCATTTCCTTGCGGTGCGCCTCAAGCTTGGTCTGCAGGAAGGTCAGCGAGGTCGCCGACGGTTCGATGAACTTGAAGGTGCCGTTGCCGTTCTGGCTGGGCGGGGCCAGCAGCACGGCGCGCGGGCCGACCGGAATGATGATCTTCTGCCCGTTACTGTCGCTGCCCGGATCGCCGACGCCCTCGCCGACGAGCATGGGGAACGCCGTCAGCTTGGCGGTCTCCTTGAGGTTGCTCTCCTGCTGGAATTCTTCGACCTGCATATAGGCTAGGTCGCGCAGTGGCGGATCGATGGCAAACCCGGACCCGACACGCTTGCCGAGCACAATGGGCACCAGAGGGATGACCCCGATCGAATAGGCGCCATCCTCAACCACGGTCCATTTGGCGACGCCATTGGCCTCGCCTACGATCTTTTCCCATACCTGCCACTTGGCCGGCCCGTAGCTGTCGTCGGGCAACTCAACGCGCTCAATGACCCGCACCCGCTCAACCGTCTTTTCGCCGAACCCGTCGCGCTCGACGCGGGTCTCGTCAATGCGGACGTGGCAGAGGATTTCCTTGCCGTCCTCGAATGCCGTATAGGCCGCCAGCACTTTGTTGGCCGGGATGCGAAGCCAGAAGGGCCGCAGACCGAGCGCCTGCTCCTCGGCGCGACTGCGCGTCGGGCGCGGCTCAACCTCGTCGCCATTCTCGCCGTCAACGTTCGGGTAGTCGACCATGATCCAGTCGAGCCCGTAATCGATGGCGGCCTTGAAGCTCTCCTGGGCGAACACATGCAGATTGTTGCCGCGCCCATCGACGTTATCGACAAAGCCGCCCGAGCGCGCATTGCTTGCGGCGTCAACCTCTCCGGCGATGAAGTCCGGCGCGTCCTCGCTGACCGTCAACTGCTTCGAGAAAGGCTTGCTGGCGAGGTTGCGCGAGATATCCCCATAGACGTTGGTGAACGGCGCATGGGCGACCCGGTTTGCGTAGTCCTTTTGGGTCTCGTTTTCGAACCGCGGCAGATAGACCGAGGCATTGCGGCGCATCTCGGCCGCGCCCCCGAGGATGGCATCGACCATCTGCCAATAGCCCGCCATCGACTGGTGGTCAGAGCCGGCGCTTTTGGGGTTGAAGTCGTCGGCCATTATTGCTGTCCGTAGCTCCCGATCACCGGCTTGGCGAACTCGTTGCGCTTGATCATCGGCGCCAGTGCGTAGCGCACCGCGTCCCAGTAGTGGTTATTGGCGTCGAGGATGTCCGGCAGGATGTCCCCGGTCAGCCGATCGACCTTGTAGGCGTAAAGCTGCGCTTCCTTGATCGTGGCCGTGCAGCGGGGGTGAATCACGATTTGCCGGAAGGACCGGAGGAACGCGACGCCATCCTCGACGCTGCCCTTCCACTTTTCTACCGGCTCTGACCTTGGCAGGCCGTGCCGGCGCAGATGGCTGATGCTTTCCGGTCGCGCGCTGTCCCAACGCGTCACGTACTCGGCAAAGCGGTCAATGCGCTGGGCCACGAAGCCCGCCGTGTCGTCAAGCTCGATCCCCGTTTTGCCCGCTTCGTATTCGACATAGAGTGTGTCGCCATGCACCCAGCAGCGCACCGCTGCCGTCGGGTCTTGAGCAAAGCCGAAGTCGCCGCCCTGGTAAGGCCCATTCCAGTCCTTGGCCGGCGTAAATTCCCCGATCCGCCACTTGCCGCCGAGCACTTGCCGGTCGGAGTTGACGAGATAGGCGCCCTCCCACGTGTGGGCGTACATATTTGGGTCGAAGCGGTCGAGATCCCGGCGCCGTAGTTCGGCGAGGCCCGTCGACTCAAACCACGGATTATCCTGCCAGTTCATCTCTACGATGAGTGCATTGTCTGGCCGCTTCTGTCGAAAGCGCTTGTCGACCGGCGACCCCTCTAGCCGGGGGTTCCAGACGGGCCACAGCTCGGAGCGCGGCTTGCGCAAGACCGTCGCCTCGAGCGCGATCCATGAGCCTTCCGGAACGTCTTCCGCTTCTTCGACGATGGTCAGGTCAATATCGGCAAGCGACCGGATTGTGTTCTGGCTATGCCGCAAGCCGCGAAAGATGAACTCGGTGCCGTTCGCTCCCTTGAGATAGTCGACGCCGACATCGTAGTGATCGGCCAGCCAGGTTTCCGATGCGATCGCCGCTTTCAGTTCGGCGTGGAAGCTCTCTTTGATCGACGCCTGAAACTCGCGTGTCGCCAGGATGCGCAGCGGCTCGGCATAGCCCCAAATTGCGGCCATCTTGGCGAAGCTGCGCGACTTGGCCGACCCTCGCCCACCATGCGCGCCGCGATATTGGACTGCGCCGCGGGGCCTACTGAAGACTGGGACGAGTTTCGGCGGTAGCTTGATCCTCGCCGTCGTCAACCGCTGCCTCGATGATGATGTGGTCCGGCTTAGGCGTCATGCTGCCGTCGGTCGATTTGTGGTCGACACTGGACAGGCGCGGGTGCACGTATGGAGCGGCGGACTTTGCCGCATCAAGGCGCGTGTCGACATCGTTGCCGTCGTTGCGCATAACCTCGAGCATGTAGTCGAGCGGCGTCATGCCAGTGGCCGTTGCGCGTTCCGCCGCTTCCCGTGTTCGCTTGGTGAGGGCCCCGACCTTTCGACCGGCGCCAATACGCTTTCCGCCGCGCGGCACGTTCTGATTACCTT